CATGCCTTGCTGTGACTGTCCTGGCCCTAGACCTTCATACTTCACAATGCTTTCACAATTCTCATAGCTCTCATGTAAGGCAGCTAATAGTTTTGCATTGTCTTCCCTTAACTCTTCGATGTGTGCTTTTAAATCAGCGACACGTTCATCCGTAGTAAACTGCTCCGTCCATACAAGCTTAGTAAAAATATCCCACAGCTTAGTGCATCGTGCTGTGTGCAATACCTTTACACCAAGTAAAGCATTAGCTACAGTGTCTTCATCTGCATCTGTTTCATATAGGTAGCCATAGAGGGCATCTAAATCATCCTCTAAACCCCACACAGTTAGGATAGATTGCTCTAAGTCAAATCTATCTGGACCTTCTGATGTATTAGCTTTCATCTTCGTCTTCTTCGACATGGACGTAGGTTGGTGCGTCAAAACTTCTTTCATAGTAGTCAAGTCTTTCAGCCTCGACATTAAAGTTTCCTGCGATGCTAAAGTGTTCGATAACTCTTTTGAGTGCCTTAAGGTATTTTCTATTGTACTCAAGGTCTTCTTTCTGATAGGGTTTAAGTTTTTCACCTGCTTCTTCCTTTGCTTCGGCAGTCTCAATCATCTCTTCCGTTGTGAAATAGCTTTCAATTAATCCATCACGGATGATTTTATCTACCATATCGGGATCTACTTTAATGTAAGTCATAGTTTTCTCCTGTTAAGTTAAAAGGGTGCAAGTTCAATATCGTCTAATTGCTTCTTGCGCTGCTGCTTCTCCGTCCGCTTGTGATACTTTGCTACTAGCTTCCGCTGTTCCGCAGTCTTGAAAGGCCATAGCCATTCCTGCATCGTAAGTCCACTTGGATGTTTCCCAAGATTCCGTGTCATTAAAATTTCTGGTATCTCTGAACTCATGTGATTCCTCCAGTAGTTTAATAATCTCTTTAATCCGTAATTCTGCATCCCACAATCCAAATTCTACAGCATCAATACCGTCATTACCTGCATAATTGCTACTGTGTGCACAGTGCTCTTGGAAATAGTGAGTTCCTAATGCTACTAGGTTAGCATAGATTCTTTCAAGTTGGTTAATGATAGCGTCTTTGTTCATTCTACAGGAACCCTCACTAACTTAAGCTTACTAACAGGCACTTGATAGAACATCTCACCTGCATGTACATACTTATTAGGGACTTCCACTAAGGGGGAAGTAATAAGTGTATCACCCTCACAGAGAAATGCATAGGTCTGTTCGTTATTAAATACCATGAAAGTACACGGGAAATCAAGTCCGACAAACTTACGCTTCCTTTCAGGTATTTGTAGGGTATCGTACTGAAAAGCCTCTCCTGACCATACCCTTTTAATCTCAACTTCACTATAGAATCTTTCACTGTCTGTAATCACTATTAAGTCTGGACCATACTGATCATAGTTAGGTGCTGCTGTATAACCCATTGCACTCCAGTACCTAACTCCAGCAATTCTAGCAGGTGAGTCATTCTCTGTGAATAGCTTTTTATCAAAGCGTTTCTTCTTACTCATCGCTATCACTCTTACCCGTGGCAACTAAGACATTCTTCAGCATCTTGTAATGCATTCCTTTCGATCTTTAAACCGATCTTATCAGCTTGTACACCTGCACTAGTACGTAGGTAATACAAACCTTTGAGTTTAGATTTCCAAGCTCGTAAGTGTACTGCATTAACATAAGACTTGGGGCTACCTGCAGGGAAGAATAAATTCAGTGACTGTCCCTGACATATGTACTGCTGTCTATCTGCCGCATGTTCAACGATCCACATCTGATCCAGTTCAAATGCAGTCTTGTAGATGTCTTTAACTGTATTATTTAAGAAGTCTAAGTGCTGCACTGATCCTTCATTCATGATGATCGATTGCCATACCTCCGGCGTATCCTTGCCCATGGAATATAAGATCTTTTGTAGGTATACGTTCTTGACCAAATGAGATCCTGCACGTGTTCTGTGCACATATGCGTTAGACTTAATAGGCTCAATGGAAGCAGAGCAACCACAAATAATACTACTGTTAGCGTTTGGAGCAACAGCAATAAGGTGTGCATTACGAGTGCCTGTACCAATGAGATCACTTGGCTCCCCTCTTGTACGTGCCATAGTCTGTGTAGCTTTAGTTGCCTGTGCTTTGATGTATCTAAACATTCTAAGGTTTGCAATCTTAGCTGACAGTCCTTCAAATGGAATATCCTTGCTTTGTAGGTAACCATGGAAACCCATAGCACCTAAGCCTAATGATCTCTCTGCTTCTGCACTACGGATAGCTTTCTGTATTTCTCTAGGGGCATTATCAATGAATGCTTGCAGTACATTGTCTAAGAATATTGTAAGATCGTAGACCATATCTGTGTCTACCCACTCATCAAACTTCTCTAAGTTCACAGAAGACAGGCAGCATACTGCAGTACGATCTTCACTTGTAGCTAAGTGAATCTCATTACACAGATTACTGCCATGTACTTTTAATCCCATCTCCCGTTGCTTAGGATTCAGTTGCCTATTAGCTTCATCAATGAAGTTAATGTAAGGACTACCTGTACGGAATCTAGCTTCAAGAATACGTTGCCATAGTTCTCTAGCCCTCATGATCCCACGTATATCTTTATTGGCAGGATCAATCAAATGCCATTCAAGATCCTTCTCTACTGCTTCCATAAACTTGTCAGTGACATTGACTGCGTTAAATAGATTGAAGCATTTTCGATTGATGTCACCACCAGTGGGTACTTTAAAGTTAATAAACTCAACAATGTCAGGATGACTAACATCCAAATACGCAGCATAGCTACCTTTCCTTGTCTTGCCTTGTTTGTATGCAGTCATTTGACTGTCTACAACTTTCATAAAAGGTATAGGTCCGGGCGCTTTATCACTGACACCACGTACGTCTGACCAATGCCCACCTACACCACCACCTTTTACTGATAGCCATGCAACTTCTGCATTGTGATCTACAAGAGAAGTCAGGTTGTCACCTATGTATGTAAGGAAACATGAGATAGGTAAAGCTTTAAAGTACTCACCTACCCGTGGTGCATTGCTAAGTACAGGGCTAGCAAACATGAACCAACCCTTAGATGCATAGTCATAGATACGTTGTGCAAAAGGTTTGTTATGGTTGCAGTAAGCTAGTGCAGCACGAGCATATGCCTCTTGTGGACTACTCTCACCTGGGAGCATATAGTAGTCTTGTAATAGCTGCATAGCCTGTTCAGATAGCAACCAATCACGTGATATATCAATCTGTATACCGTGATAGTCCATCAATGATTCTTTCATTCTAAGCCCTCGATGTTAATGATGATATCGTCAGTCTTTGTTGCACCTATGTCATGCATAGCATTGATGATGGCATCCTTTATTTCATCCTCCAGATATAGTATGTCTGTATATACAGTAGGCATCTCTTTCTTGTCAAAAGAAACTACAAAACTTACGTCTGCATAAACAGTACTATCTTGCACATCTTCGATATCATCAAATAACTTAAGTTGTTTCATTGCTTTAATGCCCCCAAAGACTCATTAGGCTTTAATGCCCCCATCAATTCAATTGTCTTATTCAGATACCACTGTGCCTTTCTAGCATCTTCTAAAGGTCTGTTCTTGTGCATCATACGAATGGTGTACTTTAATACATTACCACGGCAGTATGCAATAGCACCGTCAGTCCCAAGTGTATCTACAATAATATCAATTGTTTCATACTGACCCATGTTGTAATGGGCAGGATGATTAACCATGTCTGACATTATGCATTCCCCCTAGTCTTAGTCCAAGCACTGAGCTTGTACACATTATCTGATGATCCGATCATCTGCTCTACTTCATCTAACTTATCTTGATCCAGTAACTCACCACGATCTACATATTCAATCATTGCCTTCATCACTTGATGGTGGAACTCTTCATCTTCAGTGATCAAACGAAAGCATGTGATCATCATGTTAGTGAGTTCTTCAATAGCACCTATTGATTCTTCTGAGCCTTTATCTACAGGCATGATAGCAATATTAAGATCTAATGTACCTGTCCATGTACCGTCCTTCTCAAAGTTAGGACTTAGAACAAGTGCTACATCATCATCATTAAATACATTATCAGGATTCATTTTGCTTTTTATCCTTAAAGACAATTAGTTTCTCTGGGAAATAACTCTTGGGTGATTCTTCTGCCCACTCTAATGGGACATACTTAACTGCATACTGGAATCCATTCTTCTCACACCATGAAGCATATGTGCTTTTAGATACTTTACTTAGCTTCCTATCTGCCCTTTCAAATACAAACCTTACATCAAGCATTGGGTGTTGCTGCTTGATAAGTAAATGCTTGCGTCTATCTTGTGAAGTAAATAAACCCTTAGTCTCTACTATAACACCATTGGGAAGTAAGAAGTCAGGTGTATACTTTCTGTACATAAGATCTTCCCATTCGATCTTAATGTGTTCGTACTTAGCATGTATGCCATTCTCTTTTAAATGCTCTTGTACTTTGATTTCTAACCCACTTCTATAGCCATACTTCTTGCCTACAGCCCAGGCTTTACGGGTGTCATGTATTGTCTTTACTTTCATTTTCTTTCTTCTTGATAAAGACATATGAGACAGTTGGGGGATTTTCTGCCCTTGAGACAAGTGATGGTCTTTCTTCAAGACCTTCCCAACATGCG